CTTTATAGTGGTAAACGAAAAAGACTGGGAAAAATCATCCCCTGAACAAAAGGAATGGATGATATTTAACACGTTACAAAATCTAAGCGAAAGGCTTGCAAAGCTCGAAAGACAGTTTGCCTATAAAACCGCATTGAATTTTTTTGGATCAGTTGTTGGAGGTGCGGTAACCATCCTTGTCCTTGCCCTCTGCAGGATCAAGGCTTTTTGATGGCCGCGAAATGGCGAAGAAGAAATACATATTAAAGAAATGCTCATGTGGACGGATAATGAGATACGGACAATGGATAAGACCGGCAGGAGAGGATCTCAGACAGATAGAAATTAACATCGGCAACATCCGGTTTATCCGGGAACAATGTAATTTTTGCAAAGAGAGAGGTACAAAATGTTTGAAACAATAACAGGGTTTTTAACGGGCGGTGCATCAACCATTGTAGGGGGCTTTCTCGGCGGGGTGCTCAGGCTGGTGCCTGAGGTGTTCAAGTGGCTCGACAGGAAAGATGAGCGCAAGCATGAGGTCGCGATGCAGGACAAGGCACTCGAATTCCAGAAGCTGAAAGGAAATCAGGTTGTTGATGAAATAAAGGCCGAAGGCGATGCGATGTGGGATGCCGGCGCAATGGATGCCCTTGTGGCTGCGATAAAAGGACAGGACGCGCCGTCAGGCGTCAAATGGATTGACGGATTTTCAAAGCTCATGCGCCCGGCTATCACGTTCCAGTGGGTCATTGTGTTGTACCCGGCGGTAATTATGGCGGGATTCATAACGATGCTGTTTGCAACCACGGAAGCGATAACATTTAAAAAAGTGGCAGAAACATTGCCGATGATATTCGGTGAAGCCGAAAAGGCGATCTGCGGCGGGATAATAAATTTCTGGTTTTTAGACAGGGTACTGAGGCACAAATGACCGAAGCATTAAACATAGCAAAATCCATTGCCAAGCCATTCGAGGGCTGGAGCTTCAAAGTCTATATCTGCCCGGCGGGTTATCCGACAATAGCCTGGGGGCACAGATGCAGCAAGGACCATGCCCCGGTAACGGCGGAGCAAGGAGAAATATATCTCAACTCTGATATGCTCAAGGCCCTTAATGGTGCGCTGAGACATTGCCCAGGGCTGATCAGCGACAACAAAAAGCTCGGCTCCATCGCTGATTTCTGTTTCAATCTCGGCGTCGGCAGGCTCCAGACGTCCACGCTGAAACGGCGCATCAATCAGGGGGACTGGGAAGAAGTAATTTACGAACTCGGCAGGTGGATATATGGCGGAGGCAGGAAACTACCCGGCCTGATACGCCGCAGAGCCGCCGAAGCAGCATTTATGGAGAGGGGATAAGATGTCAATCCAGACAATACTTGATAACGCTATGACGGACCTATTCAACCACGTAGGACAGGATGCAACATATACCCCTGTTTCCGGGGCGGCTTTACCCTGTAAGGTTTGGGTGCAGAATGATGTTGAGCTACAGCCTTTTGATTTTCAGGGGATGGCGGTGGAAATGACAATTCTGATAGAATGTTTATTATCAGAAGTTCAAGCTGTACCTCAGAGAGGGTCAACTTTCCTTGTCGGAACAAGAACCTATACTGTGCAGACGGTACATAAGAATGACAACAGAATTGTTGTTCTGGTGGTGAAATAATGCCTGCCTTTGAAATTAAAGTAGATCAACAACAGCTTGACGATGCAAAGAGAATCTTTTCAGGCTTCCCGGAAATACAGAACAAAGTCCATTACCGGGCATTAAATAAAGCCATGACTGGGGTTAGAACTGATATGACGACGGCATCTGAGAAAGTGTTAGCCGTTGAAGATAAAAAACAAATTAAAGATGTTATCACAATCAAGAAAGCATCATTGAATAGCCCTTCAGCTAATGTAAAAGGCACTGGTAAACCGATAGAATTAAGCAAATACGTTGCTCAACAAATGTCAATGGGCGTTATGGTTAAGGTGCTGTGGGGTAAACCAGCATCTTTAATTAAACATGCTTTCTTGTCAAGGATGAAAACAGGGCATAGAGGTGTGTATTGGAGGGAAAAAAGAGAGACGGTTAAACCTTTCAGGCCCGGTGTCCCTTATGGGAAACTTCCTAAAAAATACAGATTCCCTATCAAACAACTATATGGGCCTTCTGTAGCTGATTCATTAAAAAGGCCTGGAATACTTGATGGAGTGATAGACAAATCACATGACAGGTTGCATGATGCTTATGACAATATACTTTCTGATGAAATGAGGAAATTTTGAATACTATTAGAGAGAAAATCATACTATCTATTATTACAAAACTTACAGAGATAACAACAGCAAATTTTTATAACGTTCCGCTTGGTTCAAATGTTTTCCGGTGCAGACAGAACGTTAATCCTTCTGAATTGCCGTGTCTTGTAGTGTGGCCGATGTCTGAAGAAATAATCAAAACAGAATACGGCAAATCAAAGCATGTTATGCCTGTCAAAGTAGAAGGTATTATTGAATTTGGTACTGATAATGCTTCCGTGATAGCTGAACAAGCTCTTGGCGATATAATAGAAGCCACAACAAGTATTGAATGGACATTGCCTTTTACATCCGGCGGCACTTATGAGATCAAGGCAGGGGATACTATAACAGGCGATACAAGCAAGGCTACTGCCCTGGTAATTTCCGTATCTGTCACATCCGGTACATGGGCCGGAGGAGATGTGGTGGGAAATATCACCCTGAGAAGGCTGACAAAGGAATTCCAGGCAGAGAATCTTGACGTAGGCGCAAATCTCAACGTTGCAACCATATCAGGCAGCATAACAGGAGAAACCCCTGTAACATCTACAACAGGCGGTTATGCGGATTCAATATCATGTACTTCTTGCGGTGTTGACAGTTATCCAGAAGAGGGGCATTTAACAGTAGGTGCGACTGTTACACTAAATATAGAGTATGACACTAATCAAGGAGATCCATACAATGCAGAATAAAACATTAATAGTCATGGGATCAGACCAATGTTTGTTTGACGATCTGGCACAAATCAAGAAGTCGGTTACTCTTAACGCTGATTATATGGCAATCAACTCAGCAGGAGTAATGTATCTTGATTATATTCATCATTGGGCGACATATCACCCTCATTGTTTTCCTGGTTATGAGTGTGTAAGGCGTAATTATAAAGCTAACCTTGATTATTCCAGCCATAGCCATAAAGGGCATATCAACATTGAAACCGGAAAGGAGATGGTTACACATATATGGCCATTGCCGAAAGTCAACCCCGGTTACACTGATTTTGTGAGTGGTTCCTCTACCCTGTTTGGCGTTGAGGTCGGTTTAAATCTTGGATATGAAAAAATCATTGTGTGCGGTGCGCCTCTTTGTGGCAGCAGGAGCGACGGCGGCGATGAATGGGAAACGTTTCACGAAGCATGGAAAAGGGCGTTGCCACAATTAAAAGGCAAAGTGATTTCAATGTCAGGTTGGACGAAACAAATATTAAACGAAAATAAATAACAGGAGGATTCAACATGCCAACAGCAGAAAATGCAAGATTGCAGTACGAAGCAGGACAGTCGAAAGTATCAATGGCGGCACTTACAGACAGTGGGGATCATACATATTTCAAAAGTGCTGACAATTTCTGGTCAAAACGCTCAGGCTATGCGCCGACTGTAAGACCAGATGGACTTGCAACAGGTGGAGCAGTAACCCCGGCAGTATCTTCAGCAGCAGAAAAAGTGGACGTGGCAGCCCTTACATGCTATCTTGCCGGGACACTTACAAACGTTGAAGCTGACGCAGATGTTGTTTGTACGAGACCTTCAGGAGGTTCACCAGCGAATACACACATCATCAACTCAATTACAGTAACGGCACTTGGAGCGATAGCAGCCGTTGCAGGTACACCAGGTACGTCATTCTCAGAAACAAGAAACGCAGCTGGCGGCCCGCCCTTAATCGATGTAGGAGCTATAGAAATAGCTCAGGTAAAGTTTTCAGCAGCCGCTTCTGGGGATGTAACAGCAGATGAAATATTTCAGATCCCCGGTGACAGTACGGAACGTTATGATTATCCAACATGGGTAGAGAACAGATCAAAAGTTGAATCAGGTTCTGCTGGTTATGCAGGCGTTACTTTTGATTCAGCAATCCCGTTGATTCATATAGGCCCTACAGCTAAGCCCGTGTACGCTGAATATTATGAACCTGTCTTTGCCAATGTGCCGAAAGCGGTTGATTTTGTGCCTCCTGAAGAAAGCCATAGCGTATCTTCCACACAGATTTATGGCGGAACTGTGGGCGCATCTTCTAAAAGCCTCGGACAGGGCAGTTTCACAGCGTTTTTTGAATCAGGCATATATGAAGGGTTTGAACAGCTCAAAGGTGAAAACCTGTGGTTCAAGTTTTATCCCGATAGGACAAAAACCCCGTACATCGCTTGTCAGGGTATACTCGGAGTAACAAGAAGTTTTCCGGCCGGTGACAATATAAAAGCCTCTTGCACAATATCGGCTGAGTCTGTCGCTGAAGACATAGCATCATAAAAGGAAAGGTGGAATATATGGCATTTAATATTAAAACGTTTAAAACGGCTAAGTTTA